TCACTCCGTGTGGGAGCCGTTGATTATCATGAGCTTAGGCGAAGCGCCACCCTCCAAAACAGTGACGTTGTCGAGAAGGTGATCGGGCGCGAGGTGCGCGTAGTTCAGCGTCGTCTGGTAGGACTTGTGGCCCATCCATTTCATCACGCGCATGAGGTCCACGCCCCGGATGACCTGCCAGGACGCGCAGGTGTGCCGAGCGGTGTAGACGACGGTGTCCTTGAGCTGCGGCAGGTGGACCCGGATGCTTCGCCAGAGGTCGATCATCTGCCACTCGGTGATGTCCGTCCAAGGCCCGTCGCCGTTGTGCTCGCGCTGTCGCTGGACGGCCTCCCATGCCCGGGTGGTGAGCGGGAGCGTCCGGTTCGTGGCGTTCTTGGTCATCACGAACTCGACCCTGCGGTCCCCGACCATCTCCCACCTGAGCGTCGTCGCCTCCGAGTACGGACGCGCGCCGGTATCGACGAGGAAGATGAACAGATCGCGCTCGCGGTGCTTGCCCCACAGGGACAGCGTCTGGTTGACCAGATCGACCTCTTCCTCGGTGAAGAAGCGGGTGCGGTTCTGGCCCTTCTCTTGGTACGGCAGCTCGGGACGCGCGACCTTGGCGAACTCGATCAGGACCGAGATGGCCGACAGGTACTTGTTGATCGTGGAGCCGCCGACCTTCCGCTCGTCCTTGAGGTATCCGACGAACTCATGGATTTTGTCCAGCGAGAGAGCGACGGACGCCTTCTCCTTGGGGCCAACCCACTTCACGAAGTTCTCGGCGTTCAGGACCGTGCGATGCGAACCGCGTTTGTACGCCCAGCGCTTGTTCTTGGCCTCAGTCAGGGCTTGCTCGATGGTGCCCTGAGCCGCCGCCTCGGGTGCCTTCTTGGGCATCTCGACGGCCTTGCCGCGCTTGATCGCCTGACGGGCCGTGAACTCCCACGTTTCGGCCTCTTCCTCGGTGGCGAACACCGGAGGCCGGTAGCGCTGTCCATTGACAACGAAATCGACTTGGTAACCGTTGCCACGCTTGGTGACGGCCATGGATGTCAGCTCCCTAAGATTTGGATGAGACTATTGTAGACCCGCTGCCCTTTTTGTTTCGCACGGACGCGCTTGTTGCGTCGGTCATGCGGGTCATCAAAGGTCTCGACGAGGTCGTAGCCGGGTACGTCGGCCTTGTACCACTCGCTGAGCGCCAGCACGTTGCGGCTGACGGCTGTTGAGGAAAGGCCGGTGGCCTTCTCCAGTTCCTTCATGGTGATCCCGGGCTTCGCCATAATGTGCAGGAAGACCGCGATCTGACCGGCTTGGATATTCGGATTGAGTTTGCGGAACTCTTCAATGAAAGAGAGTAAGCGACGAGCGGTCTTGTTGTCCGCTGCCGGTGAAATGGTCGTGGTGTTCATGTGTCCCCTCTAGGAATTTGGGTACTCAACACAGGTGTAATTATCCTAGCCACGCAAACATCGCAATAGCGGGACCGTCCCGAATTAAGGACGATCCCTCAGTCACCACCGATCGATTAGTTCAGACGCTCCTTAAGGAGATCGAGCGGATATGCGTTCAGTTCCTCAATTCCCATTTCTTTGAACGGAGCTGGGGCCTCCACCTTGTGGACAGGAAGGCCATCCCTGCTGGCTCTGTGAGTGAGCCAGTAGCCATCGCGGGCAGTGCCGGAAATCGGATCGTCCATCAGTTCGAGGACTTCCGGGTGCGTCTCGGCCAGGAACCCGACGACGGTGTTGAAACCTGCGGGTACGTTGGGGCTGATCCACGGTGAGTTGGGGACGTTTGCGACAGAGATGCCGTTCCCGGACTTCATTCCGGCGAGCATCTCAAGAGCATCGGCAATGCGCCCCAACAGCGTGTTGACTGCGTCAAACTGCTGTTCGGTCATGATGTTCTTTTTATTTTCCCTGAGTTGAAAATGGGACCCGCAACTAACTGCCCGCTGGGTGTCCTCGCGGGTCCTATATGGTTTGCGACCGCCGGTTGTCCACAACTTTAATCATGCGGTGGATGCATACCAGATGTCGCGAATGCGCATGTCTGTGCCGCGATTAGACTATGCGGCATAGGCCAGATGGTACCGGGCGTAACGCTGGCCGGTCGGGTCCACCTTCAATTCGCGGACGATGTTGTGTCCGAGCGCCTTGAGGTCAGCGATGCGGCGCGGCAGTGCGCGGCAGCGAAGGACACCCTGGGCTTCCATCTGTGTGATCGCGCCTTTCCGGCGAAGCAGATCGAGGACGGCCTTGGTCATCGGCGCGGTCGGTTCCTTCGGCGCGACCGGCAGAGCCTCGAAGTCGTGCGTGTAGTAGCCGCCGTTCACCTGACCGCAGCCAGCGGGCCAGACGATGTCGACATAGCGGCGATCTGCGCCGTCAAAATAGATGCCCTTCGGGCCGACCGTGACCTCGACCCCTGCGGTGGCGCGGAAGCCCCGGTTCTTGGTGGTCGGCTTGAAGACGAGCTTCTGGCCGGGCTGGAAGGCGATGTTGGCGGATGCGTTGGACTTGGACATGGAAGTTCTCCGAGAGATTTGCTGAATGTTTGGATTGCGGTGTGCGATGCGGATGGTCGGGAAATCAGTGGAAGCGGTGGCCGTAGACCTCCCAATGCTGACTGATGCGCTGGCGACGGATGCCGAGCCGGGTGCCGTACTGCGCCTTGTTGTAGCGGCGGTAGTAGTCGCGCAGGTACGCCCGCGCCTTGTCTTCGGTGATGAACTCTTCGCTGATGATGTGCATGGGCGTATTCTCCAGCGGACAGGGGCCGCGAGGTTGGAATGGAAAAGAAGATCGAGGTGGGCGACAGGGTTGTCGTCCGTGGCGAGGTCGTCTGGATCGACGACGATGGGACACCCCGGGTCGAGTTCCGAGGTGGCCAGTATCCAATCAGGATCAGCAGATCGGCGCTTGAGAGCGTGACGAAGCCGCCGAAGAAGCCGCTTCGCGACACAGCCGATTAGACGAGCTTGATCAGAGAGATGATGGTGAGCCCGAGGACGACCGCATAGGCAGCCGTGTGCCAGATGCCGTGGCGGTACTGGTAGTCTTCCCAAGGGGTCATCGGCGGGCGGTAACCGGGCTTCATCACGACACCGCCTTGAGGTGGAGCCACGCGCAGAACGCGGAGAGGATCAGGAGGACGACCCCGATGTGCCCGAGGATGGTCATGAACAGTTCGTCGGTCATTGGTTCCTCCGCTGGAGGGCGAGCACGGCGTCGGCCATGGCGCGCGGTTCGGTAAGATTGATCGGGGTGCCTTGGTGGTCCCACTCGATGACCGCGAGGAAGGCCGGTGCGAACTCCCAATCGTACGGGATGCACTCTTCGCGCTCGTCCTCGGTCATGGCGTCCCATGTCTTGAGCATGAGGTCCGCGAGATTGATCGCGGCGTGGCGCATCTCGACGGTACCGACCCGCAGCCATGCGGCGTAGAGGCCCGCTGCGTTGCCTGTCAGGGGCTCGGCGTCCCTGTCCCTGCTCGGATTGTCGGGGTCACGGCTCCAGCCGCGCATGTTGGCGTCCACGAAGGCTTCCCAAAGGCAAGCCACGGCTTCCATGTGAAGGTGGGTGTAGTTCATCGGATCACGACCTTTCCCCGGCGACCGGCGAGCAGCCGTGCGACCGTGAGTGCTTCCTTGCGTTTGCCGTAGGGTCCGCCGATTGGGGTGATCCAACCCGGCGTGACGTGCGAGATGTGCCATTTGCCCGTTTGGGCGTTCTTGCTGAGAGCGTAGAGGGACATGGTCACAGCCCCTCGTTCAGCTTGGCGACCGCCGCGTCGATTTCGGCCTGAGTGTCGCCCGTGGTGATGATTTTGAGTTCCTTGGCTTTCCAGCCTCGGTCGCGCATGTCGGCGTATTCGTCCTTGACGGTTTCGAGGTCGTAATCCCCGAACTCGATTGCCCAAGGGCACCCCGGCGAACCGTCGATTGCGACGAGTGTGTGATACTTGCGAGCCATTGCGTTCTCTCCTCTCCCCTTGGCAGCGCCGACCGGCTGGAGGTCCGATCAGCGCCACCCTCAGGGAACTTTAAGGGATGATCCCGTTTAAGGGACGATTAGCCCAAAACAAAGCCCGAGCGGTCACCCTTCGCGGCACCCTTTGCGTAGAGGCCGACGATGACGCCTTTCGGATCACGGAAGCGCAGATCGGTGTCATCCCCGTTGAAGACTTCGCGGCTCAGGTTCTCAGCGCCGTATAGTGTGTTCTGGACGACGCCGCCCCGGCCTTCGAGTGCTGGCGACACAAGAGCATCGCGGAGAGCCTTGGTGCGGTAGACCACCGCGACGTTGGCGCCGGTATCCAGCGCCGCCTGAATGACCGCATCGCGGTAGCGCGGGTTCGCTTCGCTGTAGCTCAGGACGAGCGAGTAATTGGACGGAAGCGCCCGGTAAACCCGCTTGTAGACCTTGGTGTAATCGTAGAATTGCACCTCAGGGAAAGCGTGGAAGATGCTGTCGAAGCGGACTTCCGTTTCCTGTTGCGGGTGGACCGCCTTGATGCGGCGGGTGACATAGTGAGCGACTTCCCATTGAATGTCGCTGGTGCCGTTCAGGCGAACCGCTGGCTTGACGCCCTTGCGCTTGCAGTAAGCGACGAACCCTTCGAGGTCCGCGACGAGGTCAGCCATGAAGTCCGTGCGGGACTTGAGATAGCGCTGTGTCTTGGCAATGCGCGCCTTCTGCACGTTGCTCATGCGACCGCGACCGGCAGTGTTAAGGCAGCCCGCGACACAGCCCGCCGTTTCAGCCATCGGGCATACGTTGGTGCCACCCAGTGTGAACGGCGCGAGATACATGATCGCGGTCTCAAATTCGCCGTCGCCCTTGACGGTCTTTGCGTTGTTGCCCGAGCGGATCAGGGTGCCACGGAACATGGTCATACTCTCCTGTTTGAGGGATGGTCCCGATTGAGGGATGATTAAGACGCAGTTAGAGCGTCGTTTCGGAGGATTTGCTAAGTGCCACCCGTTGCGATGGCGCTGAACAAAGTCTCCTTTGTTGCTCTGCCCGGTTAAGCCTCACGGCCTTGCCACTGCGTTGATCGCGGTCCACCAAGCTCTTATGCCGTCAGGCTCTTGGCTCTTTTCTCGCGACCATCCCGGTCGAAGCGGTAAAGGCTCCTCGCCCCTATCCCGTTGTTTCCGCTGTAAGGCTTAGGCATTTACCGTTAGGCTGCCGTGCCGTGCGCCGAGGTGTTGTCCCCGGCCCCTCAGTTCGGTTCGGTGTGTGTCCGTTCCGCTTCGGTGATTGAACTTCTAGACTGAAACGGGATGATCCCGCAAGAGGGATGATTGAAGAAATAACGAAGAAAATGATAAGTCATTGAAAACGCAGAGATAAAAAATGATCCGCGGCGCTGGATCAGCCCAAATGATCCGCCTTTAGGGACGAATTAGGGTCTGCTAAAGTGATGCCTGGGCTCACTTAGGGATAAATTCCAAGCCAATTCAGGATAAGCCCGACCGCCACCAATGCCAGTAGCAAGGCTTGCACCTTATCGCCGCGACTAAGGAACCATGCCGCGCCACCGAGACAAGCCACCGCGCCACCAAGCCACCATACCGCCGCCGCCACCGATCCCATTAGCTTCCCCTTTCGCGCGCGTGAGTGTGAGCCGCTTGGATATCCTGATGGGAGTCGCTGGGTCAAATTTTGACATTCTGTCAGTTAGCGGCAGCTAATGGTGCGCCTGATGGTGACCTAGCGCGATGTGTCGGGCAAAAGACACCGATCGGAAGACAAGCGCCCGAACATTCTAAGCCCCGCCCGGTCCCTTAAGCGGTCCTGATGGTGCATCTTGCGGCATATCCCCCCGCCCCATCCCACAAAAGGGATATCATATCTACCTAGCAGCATTGATTTCGTTACGCTTTCGGCGATTGTGTGGGAGAACGTGAGGGAATGAACGCGGATCGCTGGCGACCGTGGTCAGAACCGAAGGGGGTACCGGGGGTCTCCGCGCGTTCATCTAATCCGATGGGGGTCTCAGAAATTTTTATCAAACATTCCGGTCAGTTCGGGAAAGCGCCGCGCTCTTCCAAAGCACGCAGCAACTCCTGACGGGTTAGGGAACGTTCCCGCATCAGATCAAGTATCTTTAACGCCGCCGAGACTCCATCGGGGCTGTCCGGGGAGCGTTCGTGCATCTTGCACCAATCCCGCAGGACCTCCCACATTACGGCAAGTTCGTTTGGCCCATAGCTGCCCTGCGACATGTCCAGGTCCCTCGCTATGATGATCGCAAAAACTCGAAGGTTGAGCAACGAGTTCACAGACAACTTGCGAGCCCCGTAAGTCCCCTGAGGGAGGAGGCTCTCGCCTCTGTCCTGTGTCTCTGTGCCCCTTCGGTTCCCTACCGGGTGGCACTTAGGGGATACCTAAGGGATAGCTAATGATATCTATCAGGTGTCACCTTAGGTTATCCCCTTAGGGAGTAACCTTAGGGGGCTCTCCTAGTGGTCAGGTTATTCAAGGAGAGCCCCGAGGTGTGTCAGAGGGGAGCCCCAAAGGTGGCCTTTAGAACCACCGAGGGGCCGACTGAAAGGAGGTCCCGAGGGCTACTTCCATGAACCGAGCCAGCTCAGCGTCGAGGAGCTCGTCCTTCCGCTGCTGCACAGCCATCGAAGTGTTCCGAGACATCTGCTCCAGCCAATAGGCGACACAGCCAGCCACAGCGTCCAATCGGTCGTCGTGGGCCAGCGAGCCACGGTTCCGGGTGATCCGGGTCATCTGGTAGAACAGGCGGAACTTGTTGACCTCGTCCGTAGCGAAGGCAGCCGTACTGTCGTAGTCCCACTCGATCACCGAGGAGCAGACGACCAGACGGTGCTGGTTCATGATCGGCTCCAGGGTGTCGATGATGCGGGCTTCCTTCTGGCTCTTCGACCAGTCGGCATCTTCGATGGTCACCGGGTATTTGAGGGTGGACCTAGAGCGGAGGAGCTGGGCGAACATGCCGTCACCCATGTTGGGCTCGACCAGGATGATGTTCACGCCCTGATCCTTGGCCGTAGAGAGGATTTTGTCCAGCACCTCGTCCGAGTAGCCGTGGCCTCGGGAAGCGCCTACAGCGGTCAGATAGAGCACGCCGTGGAGCATTTTGACGACAGCCCAAGAGGTCTCGTCCTTACCGCGACCTGAGGGGTCCACGAACATGGCCGTGCCCTCGTAGTCGAGGAAGTCTTTGTCGTGGAAGATCGGGCGGTGCCAGCGGTCACCCGGGAGGCCCACCATCGGCAGTTTGTCAATGACCTGATCGGGACCGGAGCCCCACACGATCTCCCTCGGGGCCTTCTTCGGGTTCAGCCCCATGACGATCAGATCGGAGAGCTTGAGCGGGAACTTGTCTTCGTCCGAGAGGCTGGTGTCCAGCATGAACTGGAGGGAGAAGCCCGAGCGCCCGTAGGATAGCTCTCGTTCGGCCAGATCGCCGTCAGAGAAGCGCTGCGGGTCCGTGGTGCAACCCACAAGGCTGGGATCGGCGTCGAGCTTACTGGCGATGAACGGAGCGAGCTTGGAGCCGTACTTGGCGCGGCGCTCCTCATCGGGATACCTGGCTGGCCAGATGCGCACCTGATAGCCACGGTCGGGCAGCAGGTTATAGATCGACTGCTCGGTCTGCGGGGTGCCGAGATAGATGATCCGGCCGCCGGGCTTGAGAACGGCGTCGAACTCCTTGATGGCCTCGGAGAGCTTGTCGCGCTTGAGCTGGGTGTCGGAGTTGTTCGGGACCTCGATGTCGTCTGCGATCAGGACGTCAGCGCGGGAACCGGCGATCTGGGAGGTGATACCCAGCGACTTCACAGACGGCGCATGAGAGGCGCGAGCGGGTCCGACGTCGAACGACACCTTGGACATGCGCTGGTCGCCTGTCGGCCTCAGGTGGGCCAGGATTTCCATCTCGAAGATCAGCCTGAGGGTGAAGGTCGAGAAGTCGTCAGCGCGCTGCTTCGAGGCCGAGACGACGAGGATGTTGAGCTGGGGGTTGCAATAGAGGAGCCAGCAGACGAAGGCCGAGGTGACCCACGACTTCCCCACGCCACGGAACGCCTCGATGATCATGCGCTTCGGGCCGTGCTGGAGGTACTGGGCGATGTCGTACTGGACCACCGTGGGGTTCGGCAGGTTCAGATGCTTCCAGACGAGGAAGAGGAAATTTCGGAAATCGCGGAGCGGGTCTGCTGAGTTCAGCGACGTGCTCGCCCGCAGGGTAGCCTTGGTCATTGGCTCCTGTGTTGCGTTTGGATGATGGGAGAAACTGACGAGGATCGCTCAGGACGAGCGCTGTGAGCTTGGGGCATTGGTTGTCGGGTTTCGACCTAACGCCCGTCCTGAGGAGTCTCTGTGCGCCTTGCGCGGGTGCCCACCTGTCGGCTAGTGGGCGTAGCCTTCTTCGTACTCTTCGCCGCTGAACGGCAGCTGAGAGGCGATGTCGTTGACGGTCTTGTTCGTGCCCGGGAGGACGGTCTGTCCGTTGTCCTTGAGGAACTGGCGGATGACGTTCAGGGAGGCAGCCTCGGGCGTGATGCGGACGACCTCTCCGGTCTCCTTATCGACAGCCGCGCGGCCATTCACGATCATGTCCTTGAGGGTGTCTGCGAAGGCGTCGAAGAGTGCTTCCATCGCCTTGCTATCGGTGCGCTTACTCATCGCGGTCCCTGATCTTCTGGACGGTTTCGATGGACTTCGAGGTGATCTGGACGAGGAGCCAGATGACACCGAGGATGGGCGCTACGACTGCCGCAGTTTCAGATGCGGAATAGAGCCATGGCAGCCAGACGGGGGTGGCCACAGCAGAAGCTGCGACCGCCGTGGTGGTGTGTTCCATTGTTCTTTCGGGGGGATTGGCCCCACCGAAGCGAGGCCACGTTGTTACAGTCCCGACGCCCAGAGCCAGAGGCTATCCACCTGTTCGGGTGGTAGCTGGAAGTAGCCACTGAGGTCGGTGATGAGTGGGTGGGTACGCTCGAAGGAAGAGGCGTTCTTCCATTCGATCATTCCTGCGGTGTCGGCCCCGATGCCCGCGTCAACCATTTCCTCGGTGATGCCGATTGAAAGGAGACCGAGAAGGAGCTGACGGCGGGAGAGCATCGGCATCCCTGCCCTGATCTGTTCCAGTGTCGGCGGGACGAAGGGAGCCACAGGATTCCCTTGATTGATCCATTCGATGACCGCCGCCTTGACGTCCGGTGCGATACCGAAGTTGTCCTCTGGCAGAACGCCGTAGTGGACTTCCTCGACCGTACCGTCATTCTCCAGATCGGCCAGGATGGTGGCGGCGTAGCAATCAGCGCGAGCCTGTTCAGCCACCGCGAGAAGTTGAAGGAATTTTGCCATTATGCGACCCTCTGTAGGAGGAACCTGTTCTCATTATCACAGCCGCGCGCTCTCCAAGTACCAGCGAGCTGGGTCCCAGAGTCGGCATGAGCGCTCCAGACGTATTGCCCGGTGTCGCCGGTATACAAGCAAGGAGCGACGACGCCATTGCGCGGTTGGATGGGGTTCGATCCGGCGAGACACATGATCAAATGCCCAATCGGGAAGCTGGTCGTGGAGTTGCTGGTCGTGGTAGCGATGTCGAAGCTGCCCGGATCGCCCTTCGGACCCTGAGGACCAGTCGCTCCGGTGTCACCCTTAGGACCAGTCGCGCCGGTCGCGCCAGTAAGACCCTGAGGACCCTGAGGACCAGTCGGGCCGGTGTTGCCCTGAGGACCCTGAGGACCCGTGTCGCCCTTCGATGCAACCACAGACCAGTACGTCGGGTTCCCGCTCGGGGTCCGGTTCGTGCCAGCCAGGATGCAGATGTAGGTCGCGCCGCCATAGGAGACGACATCGTCAACCACGTAGGCCGTGGCCGAGGAGTACGCGCCCCTCCAGTTCATGCCCTTGCTACCCTGAGGACCAGTCGGGCCAATCGGACCTTGCGGACCAGTCGGACCCATCGGACCCTGAGGACCGGTACCGCCAGTCGGACCTGCGGGACCCATCGGGCCGGTCTCGCCAGTGATACCCTGAGGACCTTGGATGCCCTGCGGACCCTGAGGACCTGTGTCGCCCTTAGGACCTACAACGCCCTGCGGGCCCTGCGGACCTTGAAGACCCTGAGGGCCGCGACCGAAGATGACGCCGGTAGACCAAGCGCCGATGTCGTTGGAGAGCTTCCAGTAGACCACGCCGTTCTCGGTGTCGATGAACGAGAAGTTCTTCGGCTCTGCGTCATAGGCTGCACGGTCGGAGAACGGGCCAGAGGCGTCGGGATCGAAGCTCTTGCCGACCGGACCTTCGGGACCCTGAGGCCCTTGCGGACCCATGATACCCTGCGAGCCCTGCGGCCCCATAATGCCGGGGATGCCCTGCGGTCCCTGCGGACCAGCGATACCCTGAGGGCCTTGCGGACCTTCGGGACCACGCGGTCCTACCGGACCAATCGGACCCTGAGGACCAGTCGGACCTACGGGACCAATCGGACCCTGATCACCGACGGGACCCTTGTCGCCCACCGGTCCCTTCGGCATGTCAGCCGAGGTGAACGGGCGGAACTGCCCCAGTTCATCAAAACCGAGCACAGTGTTGGCGCGGGCCTCAATGCTGGGGAACGCGAGTTTCACACGGCCAGCGTCCGAGGCGGGAGCCGCGAGTGTACCGCTGGCAGCAAGCACTGCGATGTCGGCAGATTCCTGCGCCACGTAGAGCGCCTGTAGCGCCGCGCGGTTGAGATCGACGGAGCGGAGCGAGGAGCCATCCGCAATGGTCACCAGCGGAATGTCGCGGGGGGTCTCCCGGGCGATGCGGATGGTCTTGCCTACGGCTGGTGCGGTGTTGAACCGGATGGTGTATGCGGAAATCCACACATAGTCCCCGGAAGGGACGTCATTGACTGCCACCTTCACATGATCCCGGTCGAGGTACGGGAAGTCGAAGGTGAAGGACGTGGTGGAGCCATTCCCGTTGTAGAACAGGATGGTCTTGAGCTTAGAGGAAGCCATCTCTTTCCTTTGGATGAAATAGAAAAGGCCCCCGAGAGGTTATCCCGAGGGCCACCGAGTGGTTCGATTGTGGGTTAGTCGTTGCGAGGCTTGCGCTCTGGCAGGTCGCTGATCATCGAGTTGAGCAGCATCGAGAACGGCAGGAAGTTCTGGAACGGAGCCACGCGGGCAATCGCTCGGACCTCCTGCTGGGAAATCTCACGGCCCTTGATCAGGGGCTGTGTGATCGCAGCCAAGGCGGCAGGAGCATCGCTGAACATCAGGCCGGTCGTCGGGTTTCCGAGGAGCGCGTCCTGACCCTGCTCAGTCGTGCGGAAGTTGAACACCGGCCCACCGAAGAGTGCCCCGGAGATCGTGCTGTCCATGATCATCGGAGCGAGCGAAGCCCAGCCAGCGCGCGAGGCAGCCGCCAAGCCGATGTTCTTCAACGACAGGCGGTCTTCCGTCGTCTTCTCCGCATCGGACCTACCGACCGCCCTCAGCTTCTCCTGAAGGATGTACGTCAGGCCAGCGAAGGTCGTCGCCATGAGGCCGCCCATGATCGCCGCCCGGTCACGCAGATGAAGCATCCTGAGGGTCTGCTTCTCGAAGGCCGCGACGACGAACGTGCGGAACTGCATGAGGGTCTTGCCGACCGTGGTGTTCATCCACATCGGGATGTTGCCGAGGTCGTTCTTCTGGACGGTCGAGGTGGCGAACCGGTAGACGGCGTTGCGGAACGCTTCTCGAGCCTCAAGGTCGTCCCACTGGTCGAAGTGAGCGCGGACGATCTTCTGGTTCGTGAGGAGGCCACGCTTGTACTCGAAGGCCCCTTCCTTGCGGAACTGAGCGTAGATGCGCTTGCCCATCTCTTCGTCCAGACCCATGTCAGCCAGCCGCTTCGCGGAGAAGGCCTTCTTGCTGTGGGCCATGATGGCGAACTTCTGAACGATACCCTGAGCGACCATCGTCTGGAGAGCTTCGTTGACGTGGGCCATGCCCGAGGCGACCGAAGTCACCCGGTTGACCTTCCTGCCGACCGCCTCGATCTTCTGCTGTCGGGTTCCACGGTCGAGGCTGTTAGGCCGTCCCGAGAACTCGTCAAAGCGAGCCAAGGTGTTGTGCGTCAGGTTCTCCGTCCCGTAGGGAATGAAGAGTTCCACGTCGTGGGCGAAGCCACTCTTGCGGATCGTCTCGCCGTCCGTGTTCAGGATGCGGCGCAGGGCTGGCATGTGCGAGAACGCGGCCTTGAAGCCGAGGCTGCCTATCACGTTGCCGAACTCAGGGAGCTGGGCAAAGCCCGCTTGGCTCATGACGCGCGAGAAGTTGTACTCGCGGATCGTCCGAGCCCAGTCGTCCACGATGCCACCTTCACCAGCCGCAGGGCGGCCCTTGATGGTGTCGTAGGCGAACTGGAGGCCCTTGATGTCGTAGGCTCGCTCGGCTTCCGACTGAGCACCTTCGGCAGCCATGTCGGCTCCACGCTTGGCGATCTGCCGCATGAACGTGGCCCACTCGCTGTCCTTGGTGATCCCGTTGACGAGGATTTCGCCGGTCTTCGGGTCTTTGATGCGGAAGCGAGCCAGGGCGATCAGGCCGGACATCTTGCGAATGTACGCCGAGGTCAGGTGCGTGGCGTCGTTGTTCGTCAGAGACGACAGGGACAGAGGTTCCCCGGCAACGCCGTGCTCGTTGGTGAAGCCGTGCAGCTCGAACTCTTCGTCGAGAAGGGTCCGTCGCTTGGCGACACCATCGCGGCCCGCATCCTTGGCCTTGGTCGTGATCCGCTTGATTAGATCCGATGCGTCTTCCTGCGAGAGACCGCCGTGCATGACGAGGGTCTCGACGAGGTCATCGACGTTGTCCTCACCGACGTTCTTCATAAGCAGCTCTTCGACACCGAAGGCCCGCTTGACGATGGCGTTGAAGAAGCCCTTAGCGGCCCGCTTGAGGAGTTCCTCGGGGACCGTGGGGTTGGCGCTGCGCATCGAGCCCGCGATCAGAGCTTCGATAGCCGCCTCGCCGTGGCTCTTGCGGACGTCAGCGATCTTCCGAGCATCCCACACACGCATGATGTAATGGGGGTCCCGGGCGATCTTGTCGAAGCCCGCCACAGCGCGACCGGACAGGCCCTCGCGGAGGAACGGGTTGGCTGCCATGCGGCGAAGCTCCTCGTTAATCTCAGCGATCTTGTTGCCCATCTTCACGACTTCGGCGTCGTAGCGGTCGTTGCGGCCGAACTTGCGATCACGCATAAAGGCGGTGACCTGCTCGTTGAACTCGGCTGCACCAGCATCCCGGTCGAACAGGCCGTAGCCGTTGTTCTTGAGCCAGGTATCCAGAGCCGGGTTATAAGCCCGGTGGTAAGCGCCCATCATCTCGCCGTTCAGGCGGGAGACCTCTTCGGTCACCGCGATGCCGTTGACGTTGTGCCCGACCTTGCCGACGCCGTCCTGAACGAGGAAGGCAGCAAGGCGGGTGAGCGGGTTCTTCGAGCCGTGTAGCTTGCCGCCCAGCGTGAACCGGGCCTTGCGCATGGCCGTCTGTGCCACCTCTTCGTCCCTGATGAAGCTGAGGCCAGCGTCGTCGAGGAATGGCTTGGTCGGCTCAACAGCCGCAGCGCCAACGGAGCCAGCATTGAGCGAGGTGCCCATGCCGGGGACCATCTGAGCGCCCACCGGGATGCCCGTCTCGGCTTCCTGAGCGAGTTCGCGCCCGAGCTTCTGAACGGTGGCAGCCTCTTCCATGGTGCGGGGGTTGCGGTACAGGGAGCCAGCGAGGCCACCGAAGCCGAACCCGAAGACCGCCCCGTAGAGGATGTCCGAGCTGTCCTTGTTCGGGTTGACGGCAGTCGCCATCGCCGCCTGAGTAGCGCCCGCAGCGGAGCCCGAGAGCGCACCGACGAGCGTCCTATGGAGACGCGATGCCTTCTTCCCGAGGATCAGCTCAGGGGCCACCGAGCCGATTGCGATATCAGCCGGAAGCGTTGCGACGTCGAGCATCCCGTTGGCCATCTGGAGAGCCGTGCCCGTCAGGCCCGCGTTCTGTAGACGCTGGAGACGTTCGTGGTTCTCGTAGATGACGCCCTTGAGGTGCTCGTAATGCTCGTCGCTACCGACTTCCCCGAGGTGCTCGACGAACGGCTGGACGTCGATACCCTTGCTCTCGAAGTCTTCCTTCAAGCGCTCGTCGCTGATCCGGTAGTTCTCGTCGAACTTGAAGCCCGGTCCCATGATTTCGCGGTAAGCCCACACGCCGGTCTGTTCCGTCATGAAGGCGTCCTTGGAGGTCTGCCAAAGCGACGGCTCCTCAGCGATGGGAGAGAAGACCGGGGTCTCGTTCGGGATCGATGTCGAGCCGCCACGGTAGGTCGTATCGCCGTCGAGGAGCTTGTCTTCGTCGGTCGTGGGCGTGACCAAGACCGGCTTGAACTCGCCACCGAGAAGCGCCGCAGCGTTCTTCCTGTGGCCGTCCATCTGGTCCCGAACCTTGTCGAGGACGGTACCCGGAGCGCCGCCGTTGTGGGCGTCTGAGGCGTGAATGTTCTTTGCGTTGCCAGCGTTGATCGCGGCGTAAATCTGAAGGAGGCCGTCGCCAGACTTCACCCCTCGGTCGGAGAGGTATTTGTAAGCAGCCATGACCTGATCGCGGACGGACGTGTTCTCGTCGATTCCGTACTGCTGGCGCTGTGGCTCGCCCCACTGGATAAGTCCGCGGTGCCTTCCGTATTGGGTGCGGGGACCCTTCTGCCATGGGTCAAACGTTCCGCCCGTCTCGTAGGACATAGCCGTTGCCACGTCCATGGGGTCAAGCCCGTATTGGCGACCACCTTCTACGAGAGCGTCTTTGAGTTCTTGGTTCATCCGATCCTCATGGGTGAAATAGGAAAGGCCCCCGAGGTGATCCCGAGGGCCGTGTTGTGGTTATTGCAACGGGGGCAGTTCGATGCCTTCCCGTTCGAGGAAGCCCTTCTGTCGGCCTTCCCTGATGTCCGTCTCGCGCTTGTTTTCTGCGGCCCTCTTGCGGTGGCCCTCGTCGATACCCTTGCGGACGGTCTTGCGCTTCTCTGCGGCAGCCGCTTCTGCTTCCCGCTTCTCGACCTCCAGCTCGTACTTGCGGAGGCTATCGAGACTGACGACGAAGTAGCCGCCCTCGTCGCCCCGTATGGGGTCGAAGGTCTCCTTGTCGACAATCGTGAAGCGGGTCCCATCTGCGCCGCTGATCGGCCTCAGGATGAGATCGCTGCGGCTGAACTCGCCAGCGCCGAAGCGCTTCTTGGCGGGACCTTCGAGGAAGGTTGTGATGGCCTTCTCAGCCATCTTGCCGAAGTCCTTGGGGCCAGCGCCGTTGACGTTCCCGAGCACCACGCCGTTGTGCATCATGGCGGAACTCGCGATGGTCTTGGCGGCTGCGTTGATGGCCTTCTTCGGTTCCATGCCCCGGGCAACGTTATGCTGCGCCAGCTTGGTGATCTTGGCGTGAACCGAGGCGTAGTTAGCGGCATCCGGGTCGAAGCCGTAGCTCTGGTTCATGATCGTGCCAACGGCGGACGAGATTTCGTCCTGATGGTAGACGACGGACGGGAGCGTGCTCTTGTCGAGGACGGAGTTGACGCTGATCGCGTAGTCCAGCGCGCCCTTGTCGTCGAGTTTCATGTCGTTCCTCGCGATGAAGAACGCCTCAGCGAACTCGCGGTCGGCCTCCTTGGTGTAGGCGATCAGACGGCTCGCGGAGTTCTTGCGGATGGTCTGGTAGACCTCCAGCTTGCCGAGGAGCTTGGCCTGGGCCTCCTCGTCTTGCAGCACGGACGGGTCAGCGGAGCCAGCCAGATTGGACAGAGCCGTCTCCACCTTCGGGTTCTTGAGACCCGACATGGTGAAGGAGCGCTCTTCCCGGGCGATACGGTCGTTGCCGGTCTCCCGGTCCCGCTTGGCGATGGCGTCGGACTGAGCCTCGTAGGCCCGCAGGACGTTGTCTTTGAGGGTTGTCCCCTCGTACTTCTTGGTGGCACCGGACGGGAGCTGGATAATCTTGTCGCCGTCGAAGGCGTCGTAGTTTCCAGCCACCAGCGCCTCAAGGCCAGCTTGGGTGTGCTCCTGAACGCCAGCCTGAAATGCCTTCTCGTCGATGGCCTTAACGGCAACCGATCGGATGGCCTCGGTGCGGTCTATGGAGTTCCGCTTGGATGCGAGGCTCGGGAGCTTCTCACCCTTGGAGCCGGTGCGCTGGCTGTCGATCAATGCGAGGGCAAACTCGGGGTCGTCCTCAGCGGACCTTGCGGCGAGGTTCAGGAGTTCCTGATCGACGTCCGCATTCTCCATGACGAGGACGCCATCCTTGCCGAGGTTCTTGGCCTCAGCCAGGACACGGTTCGCCCGCTCCTGCGCTCCCAGCTTCCCCTTGGTGTCCGAAGCGAGAAGCGAGAGGTGACCGAAGGCGCTATCCTTCTTGGTCTGCCCGTATTTCTCGATCTCGCGGGACTGCTTCATGTTCGCGATGGTGCCGAGGAAGCTCTCCATGCGGCGGGCGTAAGGCTTGCCGAAGTTCTTGTCGGCCCCGTACTGCTCCAGCGTCTCGGCCATCGTCTGGCGGACTCGCTGCTCGACATCGGTGGCATCCCAATCGGCGGTAGTCATCAGCTCCTTGCGGAGTTCTGCGACCTGATGGGCAGCCATGCCGTCACCGGACATTGCGGAGATGGCCATCTGCTCGGTGTTCACAGCCCCCTTGGGGACAGTGCCATTGACAACGGCCTCGTTCCACTGAGCGGGTGTCCACCCGGCGTATTTGCGCTGGACCTGATAGGCGTCATCCTCGGTCCCCTTGCTCTGCCGAGCGGCCACGGGAACGAGATTGCCGAGGCTGTTCGAGAAGGAACCGAGAGCGTCAGACAGGCGGGCCAAGTTCTGGTCGCCCTGAACCCGCGCCGGGGCTGCGTATGTGTCGGACTGGACGGGCGTGGGACGGAGCCGGTTATCCGACTGCAAGTCCCGCACCTGAACTCGACCTTGTGCCATGCTGAATTATCCCTGCTGTAGTAGCTTTGCTTTCTGATATCCGCCAAGTGCTTCGAGACCGCCGCCAAGGATACGGATGGCCGCTCCTGCGAAGGACGGCTTCTGGCCTTGGTCTACGGAGTTGATGCGTCCTTCGGTCTGGGTCTGGACGCCTTCCATCTCGTCACGGAGGTAGTCAGCTTGCATTTGATAGTTGTTCGACAGGGTCCGCTCAGCGCGGCCTTCCTGCCCATAGAAATCGTTGATCAGGGCATCGACCGAGAGGCCGGTCACTCCACCCTCAGCCGCCGCGACCTTGGCCGTCGAGCGCTGCTGTAGGGCTTCCCTGTTTAGGTTCTGCTGCTCCAGCGAGGCAGCCTTGGCCTCCTGTAGCTGTCGATGTTGAAGGGCCGCGTACTGGTTAGCGGCAGCCTTGTTGGATGCTATCCTGTTGTTCTCGTAGTTCTGGCGCTGCGCTTCATACGCGGACTGCTCGGCCTGATAGCCGACAACGGCAGAGGCGGCAGACATCGCGAACTGAGCAACGGCCAGTCCTACTGCGCCTACGCACATTCGGTTGACCTCAGTCTTGCAAATTCATGGAAGGGCCGGCGCTCGACACCGAACTCAGGGATGGTCCTCAGGAATACGAAACCGAGCCTTTGGAGCCACCGAACGTGAACCGTGTTGCGGGCGTCGATGTGGTTGCCGAGAAGCGGATACTTGCGGTGAAGCATGTCGAGCACCTCGGGGGTGCCCTTCACGAACTCTCGGCGGTATTTGAACAGGTCGTCGGAGGAGACCATCCAGACGAGCCCGAAGAGTGGGTGCTGGTCAACGGGCTGGACACCGAAGAGGCCGATAACCCCCTCAGGTCCAACCAGTGCCCATGTGTCGCCGTCAGCGCCCACGATGTCGAACGGCAGGACAACCTCGGGGCCTAACCCAAGGAATGCCCTGAACTCGTTCCTGTCGGCCTCACGAAGGCGCGGGGCCAGAGAGATGGCGTCGGCCACCGTGGCCCTGCGATAGTGAAGCATTAGATCCTCTGGGACTTCCTGACGTAGTTGGCTATCCACTCCGCGCTCAGGATCGAGCATGGGAGATAGCTGTCGTTGACGATTTCGATCTTCACCCGGTCATTGCGGCTGAGGATCGGGATGCGGAAGTTGCCGTCGCTCAGGTGAACACGGTCAACTTGGTTCTCGGGATCGCCCATCATGCGACCATTGGTGAAATAGACGCGGGTCGGCTGTGCCAGGGGCGTGACCTCGACACGGAAGAAGGCGGTCTTGGAGAACTGGAAGAGGAGTTGGAGGAGCTGTAAGCGCCCCTCAGTGATGACCTGCTGGCCTCCCCCTTGGCTCGCCTGACGGACGAAGATCGTCGAGAGGCTGTAACGCATTTCGTAGGGGATGCCGAAGTAGAGCGGAACCGATCTGAGGTCCCCCCGAAGGGTGACGAAGTTGGCGCCGGATTCGAGGATGTCGATGGCAATACCATCCTCAACCTTGGTCCCGCTACTGCCAGCCGTCACGCACATGTAGTTGTCCTCGGCCACATCCAATGTCATCGGGACGATGGTCTGGTTTGTGTACGGGTCGTACTGGGCACCGCTGCTGTTGGTGACCTTGAACCGCCTGTCGAGGTGCGTGACGAACGTCTGGTTGGCATCGACACCACCGGGCTGGATGTCCATGACTTCAAGGTACGCCTCACCTTTCCGGTCGAGAACGAGGAAGAGCTGAGACGAGATGAAGCCGATGTCGAGTACCTTGGTCACTCCCGGGAACGTCCACTTCGACCAAGACGATTGGAGCTTCTGCCCGTTCGCCCAGTAATATTTGTAGACGTAGATCGCCGCAGGGTCGGTATCGGTGAGCACCATAAGGATGTCCTCATGGGTCGATGCGGCCAGTTTGACGACCGAACCCTTGATGTACTGGGGCACATGGCCGGTCACATCCTCGGCCTCGGCGTTGCCGTTCTCGTCCACCCGGTACTCACGGATCATGGAGAACTGACCGCGTTCGACCGGGAGAAAGATCGAGCTGCCAGTCGAAACCGGCCTCGTCTTGGCGGACATCGAGAATGACGTCGTGGCGCGGATCGAGGCGGTCTTCGGGGTGAGAAGCTCGTTACCCATGAAGTTGAACTGCTTCTGGTCCGCGAACAGGATCAGCCGGTCGTTGTACGCTTCGGCGGACCTGAGGATGGACACGCCGTTCTCCGTGGCAGCCACGTCGATGGGGTCATCGTCGAGGAGCGTGGTAGCGGTACCCCGCCAGAAGTCGAAGAACTCACCCGAGCGGGACAGGATCACGTTCTCCCCGGAGAGGAACCCGAGGCGGTTCTTGAAGAACGTCAGCTCGTTGACCGAGAGGCCCACGAAGGAAGGCTCGGGGACAGTGTCGAGGTCGCCCGCTACACGCGAAGCCCAGGTCGCCCTCTTGAAGGTGAAGGTGCCATCGGCGTTGCGGATCAGGACGTGCGGCATGGTGGCCGGGTCGAAGGAGGTCTTGGTCCCCGGTCCCGGCACCTCGCGCCAGACGCCCGGTGTGCCAGCGTCGTCGGTCGGCGTCTGCTTCCCGAACTTGACGTAGTAGTCGTCGAACTTGGTCGTGACCGAGCCCGAGACCTTGACGACAACATCGTTCTCGCAATAGGCGGGCAGATCAGCGAAGTCCTGAACGCGCTCCTTGATGGCCTTCATGGCGTGGCCGTTGTAGCCGTCCTCGACGCCAATCGAGAAAGGTGAGCCATCATTCTTGCGAATGTAGATCGTCCCTCGGTAGACCTTGACGGTCCAGCCGTTGGCGGCGGTGATGCCCTTGGCTGCGAGGTTCGTGTCGGTCGTCTTCCAGACCCAATCCCCGTTCTCCTTGCCGTTGACGGTGGTCAGCAGCTCGACGGCCTCTCCGGTCGCCAAACGACGAGCGATGTAGGCGGTGTCGATTGCCGGGGCTTGGTTGGCGCTGGTTCCATCCGGGGTGCGATACCAAGCGACGACGGAGCCGTTGATCATGATTTTGTAGTCGCGACCGTAGTTACCGGCCATGACGTTGATGATCGCCTCGGACTTCGCCTCAGGCTCCACGGTCGAGGCCATGGCAACCTTCTTGGTCGTGTTCGTGATGAACGTGTAGTCGCCCACCGTGATGCTCCGATACGGAGGCCGTCCGCTACCTGAATAGCTCAGATAGGCGTACCCATCGGGGGCCGTGACGGTCTTCTCGTTGCCCGCGAGGTCAAACACTCGGATGCCCGAAGAGGACATCAGAACCTCGTAACGCTCGGTGGCGTCACGGTTGATCATATGGGCATGGAGGTTCGAGCCGAGATCAGAACCAAGGTAGGCGATGCGCTGCGTCGGCGGGCGCTTCTTGAGGCCATCGACGACGGTGGAATAAGCGTTGATCTGAAGTTCGCCCTGAGAGGCCAGCCTGAGGGCCATTGCCTGTTGGCTGACGCCGTTGGCGAAGTTCGGGATCGAGCCAGAAACCTTAGCCACGGGCGCGGAGGTCTTGCATGAACTGGCTGTCGGAGAGCATGTTCGCGTCGGTGCTACGCAACTCCTCGTCCATCATCGCGGACAGGGCGATTATCTCGTCCTGCTGCGTGTAGGAGTGGGTGTTCGGGTCACCGAAGTAGCGATCCTGATACTTCCGAGCGGCACGAATGGTGATGTAGAGGCGAGCCGTAGAGGGCAACTCCTCGAAGCCCAGGCCGACCACCAGATCAACGGTGACGGTGCCATCGAAGGTGTACGTATGTTCGCCCTTGTTGTAGAGCTTCTGACCGCGCTGGACGCAGTTGAGCCCTGCACTTTCCCCCACGGTGTCAACCTTGAGGGTGTTCAGAGGGAGGCGGATTTCGCCCGCGTTGTCGGGAGCGAGCTTCCAGTTCTCCTCGGTGTTGAAATTCCAGCCCCGCGTTTGGACCTCCACGGAGGTTGCTCGGAGCGTGTTCATCGCGAGAGAGGCGTCGATGATGACGTTCTCCTCAAGCGTCGAGATCGGGCTTTCCGATCCGGTCGCGAGGATTTCGTTGATCGCCTCAAGCTCGGTCAGCGGGGTTAGACCGGCCATTGGTTCTCCTGTGAAGGGGTGTCAGAAACGAAAAAAACCGAGGCCCCTGTTAAGGGACCCCGGCTTGGGGATGAGAGAGACCGCCGCTTAGAGCGTCTTCAGCTCGATTGCGCACTCCGGACGGAGTTCGCCGTGACCGACAGCGTACTTGGCCACGATCAGGGTGCCCTGACGCGAGACCATGTATTCGCTCTCCATGGCCAGATCGAGCAGCTTGACGGTACCAACGGCACCCTTCTGCATGATCAGACCAGCGGTGTTGGTGAAGTCGCCCTGGTACTTGGTCGGACCAGTCGTGACGTTCGAGCCGTTCGGCAGGTTCTTCGACTTGACGAGCGGGATATCGGCGATCTTGATGACCTTGCCTTCCGCGTAAGAGCCGCGACCATCCCAGTCCTTGTTGATGACCTTGGTGTTCTGAGCCAGCATGTAATACTGGACCGGCTTGAGGAAGCCGTAACGGTCAGCGTCGGGGATGTACTTGTCGTCGAAGATGGCAGCAGCGTCGAAGAAGGCCGAAGCCAGCTTGTCGCTGTCCGTCAGGAACGCGGCGTTCGTCAGCGAACCACCACCCGGGAGGCCGTCAACGACCGGACCCTTACGGGACGCGAGGACTGCCGTGCGGGCGACGTTGCGGTCGTAAGCCTGAGCCAGTTCCTCACCGAGCTGCTTGGTCATTTCCGAGCGGCTCTCGAAGTGGTTCATGGCCTCGTAGATGTTGGCCGTGAAGTAGTCGGTGAGCAGGAGGTCATCAATCGTGATGACGCGCTCGTTGAACTTCGCGACCGAGCCGAGGACCTGAGTACCCGGAACGTGGTAGCGGGCACCCGACGTGCGACCCGTTACCGGGAAGGACGCGGACTTACCGTGCTGGATGTTGCGGACCATGTGCTTGTCCGCGAACTCGACCGTGCGGGTGAAGGCCGAGATGATTTCGCCGGTCGCGACCTTGACGAAGTTTGCGTCGAGCGCACCAGCGCCGTTGGCCTGACCGAGGTTGGAGACTACTCCGTTAGTCATGTAAATTTCCCGTATTGTTCTGAGGTTTGCGCGGACCTCGGAGCAGCACTGGAAGAGGCGTTGGGGATTATCCGGCTTCCATGCCCTCGGGCACGGCAAGGCGGGTCGCCAAGTTGTCTTCTTGTGAGACTTCCTTGGTTCCTGTGGATCACCAGCTAAAGAGCGGTGTGATCAGTCAGAACGGGCTGGGAAAAATCGGCGTGTCCGCTAGAGTTGTGGAATCAACGTAGGGGGCACGTTTATGGGGTCTTTTTCGATTTGGCACTGGGTCATAGTGCTGTTCTTCGTCGGTATGATTGTCCTCATAGTCAGGACCGGGCAGAAAAAGGTTGATCCGGTTAAGGGGCCGATTGGCTTCGGCGGGTGGCTTATGCTGCTGGCGATTGGTCAGACGCTAGCGCCGCTGAGAACACTAGTCGAGACAGCAAACGGGATGGAAGCGTATGGGGAGTATGAATCCGTGCCGGGTGGCCAGTTAGTAGCTACAGGCGAACCCGCTCTAAACTTCGCATTCCTGGCCTTACAAGTGGTCGTCCTGTGGTCGATGCTTAAGAAGAACAAATCATTCCCTCAGCTATTCCTCTATCAATGGATCGCCATCCCCGTCGTTGTCGTTCTGGACATCCTATTGGTTTCCGCCGCTCTCGGGATCGGGGTCAATCAACTCCTAACGCAAGATGTTGTCTCACCGGCCATCGCCTCCTTTATAGGAACCGGTTTGTGGACGTTGTACGTGTTCAAATCCGTTCGGGTAAGAAACACGTTCGTCAACTAAGCCGATAAGTGACCCCCGTGGTGCGCTTCTTCGAGAGGCGTCGGGGGTTCTGTTCACTTCTTGAGGCGTCCGAGGAGCGCCTTTCCGCCGTCCACAATGAACAGCGCGGAGATGATGTATGCGGCCCACTCGTCGAACGGAGCCGGGAGCGGGTGAACGGTCCAGCCCCACTGCGGGACGGCTGAGACGAAGTTCAGGCAGAGCCAGTGGAACCCGAGGGGAACCACGAAGAAGAGCTGGAACCACCACGTCCTGCCGACCATGAGGTTGGCCTGAGCGGTGACGACGGTCTTCGTGACCTCGGCCTTGATCTCTTCCTTCTTGACCTCGTCGTCCATGCGCTTCTCGATGGTGTCGAGGAGCTTGTCGAGGGTGCCTCCGGTGAATAGACCAACGGCCTTACCGGCCACCCACTTGAAAATCGTGGCGAGCATTAAGCGAGTGCTTTCAAGAGAATGTTGAGGATTCGCGTCAGGACCGGCTTCTCGGCCTCCGTCACGGAGACACAGACCTGTTCCTTCTGCGATACCTGGGGGGTTGCCTGAGGGGCAGCGACGGGATCCGGCTTGGTGCCGTACTCAGCGCCACGGAGAGCGACCTCGAACTTGAGAGCGATCTGCCCGATTTCAACCTGCTTGTCCGTGCCGTTGATGATGCGACGGGCGTTGGCGAACTCGCGGAGGTCTTCCTTGTCGCCCTCGTCGATCAGGTCGATGTAGTCGTCGAGGTCCTTGCCGGTGAACCAGCCTTCCTTCATTCCCTCGAAGAGGATCAGGACGGCGATCTTCGGGTCCATGGCGAGTTCGTAGTTCTTGGTCAGGGCACCACCGAGACCGAGCTTCTGGTCGGCCTTCTCGTAGTTGTAGTCCCACGTCAACTGGACGTAGCCGCGACCATACGCGACCTGACCGTGCTTGCCTTTGACACCGTACTTGCGTCCGCGTCCCTTGCCATACTCGGCAATGGGCTGCATCGTGCGGGCGGTCTCCCACCAGACAGTGGCGAGGATGTAAGCCAGAAATGGGAGCGGAATGCCCCGTTTGGTGGCCTCGTTGAGGATCAGCTCGAAGCCATCTACCTGAGACTGTTTGAGGGCACCGAACGCCTCGCGGACCTGCTTGAAGAATGCAGCGAGGTTCATCAGTTCCTTTGAGAGGGCCGAGGCTTGCGATTGCAGAGGCCCCGGCCATGTTAGTTAGCGGATGTTGTTCGAGCGGGCGAGCTTCTGCTCAACCCGGGCACGATAGGCGTGATCGGCGGCGTAGCGTGGATCATTCATCGCCTCGGTCACCTCGGCCCAGCTCGCGAAGACATCAACAGAGGTGCCCGGTGGCTTGCCTCCAACGAGCTTCGGGTCGCGGCCATTCGCGGCCTCGTATTTGCCCTTGAGCTGCTCCATGGCGATCACTGCAGCGTTGACGTCGGCGTTCGCGAAGGAGGCGTTGAACGTGTTGATTTCGTCAGCGGTCAGAGCCGTGGACGCCCATGCGAACATGCGGTCCATGCTTTCCTTACCACCGGCAGCAGACGTAATGCGCTGCGTTGCCAGCTCAGCCAGAGCGTTCTGCCCTGCGATGTACTGGTCAACCGTGGCGCGGTCATAACCCTTGGCTTCGAGGTCGGCGTAGGTTGCGTCCGAGAGCTTGCCGTCCTTGGTGTACTCCTCGGAGAGAGCGTTCAGGTCAACCTTGGTGGGGACTTCGTCCTTCTTCTCGGTCTCGCCTTCCGGCTTCTCTTCGGTCTTCTCACCCTCGGCGGTCTTCTCTTCCACCGGGGTCTCCTGCGTCGGAGCGCCCAGCTTCTTCTCGAGTTCCGCATAGGCAGCCGCCATGTCTTCCCAAGACTTGAACTTCTCGGGGAGACCGGCAGGACGTTCTGATGCTGCCTGTTCGGCGGCGATCTGAGCGCGAGCCTCAGCCTCGTTCGTGGGAGCCGTGGCGGCTGCCGCTGCGAGTGCTGCTGCCGTTTCTTCCGGCGTTGGCTCGGCGGACTGGATGGCTACAGTGTGCTGATCAGCCATTCGACGGCGTGTATACCGAACCGGAATTGAGCGTCACGGCACCCTCGACGGGCTTCGTAGCCTTGCTCTTGGTTACCTTTGCCGGGGCTTCCGGCGTCTTTACTTCATCAGCCATCAGGCTTGTTCTCCTTGTGCGGCTTGTTCAGCCTGTGCGTCATTGACCATCTGCTGCTTGCCCATCTGACCCATGGCTTGGATAGCCTGAGGTCCGAGGTTCTGCGCGAGGGCCATAAGCTGTGCTTGCTGGTCGGCCTGAGCGATCTCTTCGTCGCTGCGGATAAGGCCACCCATGTCGACACCGAGGGCTGCCCCACGGCGCTTGAAGTATTCCCCGAGGTTCACGTAGCGACCGATCACTTCGGCACCACCCATCTGGGCTGCCCCGGCAATCAGGGCGTCGAGGTTCTGGAGGTCGTTGCCTCGGCCCAGGGCGTCGATGCCAGCGACGATGGACGTGCTGGTGATTTCCTTGGGAAGCGGCGGGACCTTCCTCTCATGCTCCATGCGGGCGGAGAACAGGTGGGCTGCGGGGATCTGGAACTCTTCGGAGAGCAGCGAGTAAACGCCACCCATGCCCTGATCCAGTTCGCCAGCGACGTAACGAATCTCTTCGGCGGTCACCCGCTCACCCTGCCGCTGAACGGCGCTGTGAAGGAGGAACGCATAGGAGAGACGTTCGGTGATCTTCTCGATCAACCTCTCGGCCACTGCGAAGTCGGCTTGCTTCTCCAGACGGAGGGGAACCACGTCGCCCTCGTTACCCTGAACGAAGTCACCGTTCTTGGCCTTGGAGAGCTGGTGCGGGCGGACAATCGAGTTGGACTTAACCAACCAGACCACCTTGGCACCTTGGATGGTACCGTCGCGGAGAGCTTCGGTCAGCTTGTCGAGATTGTTGAGGTCGCCAATGTATTCATCGACGAAGCCACGTCCGTAGTCCTCACCCTCGATGTAGGTGAAGCGGAGCGGCAGCCACGGGAGCTTGTCAGCCGGGTATTCGCCAGCGTACTCACCGTCGATCTGGACACCCTCGATCTCCTGCGTGACGACGAACTTGTCGCCATCTTCGGAGCGTCGGATCATGGTGTAGACGTCGATGGTCGCTTCCCGGGGAGCCGAGGCTGCATCCCTGACGGCGTTGATCTTGGCTAGGATGTCGGCTGGCAGAGCAGCGCGAGCGATCTGTTCGCGGATCACGATGTCGAGGAGATTGCCCGAGGCGTCCCTCGCGACGACATACGAGGACAGCTTGAAGGCGCGAACGCGGCCCTTCTTCGGAATATGGAGGAGGCAGTTACCCGCTAGGAGCAACTGGCGGAACACCTCGAAGGACACCGGGCGGAACATGGCCGAGTTCATCACGGAAATGACGGCTCGCTCACGCGCGCTCAGGGCCTTCTCGACCTCGCCACGCTGGTTGTCAGCCTGTGTCAGGTTCTGAAGAGCCAGGTCATCGACGGTGTACTTGAAGAATGGGGTGTTGACCGGGAACAGGCTGATCTGGAGCTTGGACGCCAGATGCCGGATACCACGGGCACCGAGACTTTGGTTGGGCTCAACGAACGTCGTGGCCCCCGTCGTCCCGTCTGCGGGAAACAGGTGGGGAACCGTGAGTTCTGCCGCACGGCGGGCGCGCTTGAGATAAGGCTCCCGATCCGTGGACAATTGTTCGTAGAGGCCCTTCGCGGAAACGACTTCCAGCTCGGCCAAAGGTTACCTCGGGATGTTAACCCCGGTGGCCCCCGGAGAGGCCAAAGGAATAGTCAACGCGGCACGACCCTTGCGGGCCTTGCTGGCGGACCCTGCGTCGGTGTCCGTCTTGCGCGTGTTGTCATTGAGAACCGGAGCTGCGGGAGCGGCGATCATCGGCGGCGGCGGCGCTACCGGATCAGCCTTCTCGATCTTCGGCTGCTTAGGTCGGCACATTGTGAAGGATGTCCTCTTCCTGCTGTTGGAGAATACTTTCGAGGTGAGCAATCACCCGCTGCTCTCCGAACAGAGCCCCAAGCTCGCGGTCGGAAATGTTGATGTCCCTCGGGAGGCTGTTAGGGAATTGCGTCTTGAGCCAATCAAGCAAGTCCCGAGGGATAGCAGGAGGACTGTCAAAGCCCTCCGTAGTGCTAGTGGTCAGGTTATTCACCAAGGTCTCCAAAGGTCTCCATGGCGCTCGGGAACAGAAGATCGTAGACCTTCCGTCTCAGATCACCGATGGTTCCGTCGTTGACGATTTCATGATCGACGAGGTGGTCGGGGATGCCAGCTTCGCTGACGTGGGCCGAGACCTGACGTCGAGCTACAGCCGGAACCACCCGAATGATGATGCCTCCGCGAGACCGGAGCATCTTGGCCTCGTTCTCGAACCTGACGTCGTCGGTGACCACGTTGCTATCCCGAGTATCAACCCGGTCGGCCCAGCGTTCGATCCAGAAGTCAGGGGACATCAGGACGCGGCCCCACTCCGTCCCGAGCGTGATCATGGCGTGACGCGGGGTCTGGCCACTCAGGTATTCGCACGGGACTTCTTTCAGATCACCCTCGATCCGCCGCTCGATCTCGTAAGGGGTCAGCCCGATCCCGACATAGATGGACCGGAGCATGTCCTTGAGAGGAGCCGCGAATTTGACGAGGGTGTAACCAAACTCAGCCAGAAAGCGAGAGACTTCGGACTTACCGGAACCGGCCTGTCCTGTGATGCCTATCAGCTTCGGACCCATCAGATGATGATGCCGAGCTGCCTTAGCTTGGCGACCGTGAAGAGCGCCCGGGTGTGGAGGATGAAGGTCCCACCGGCAGCTTCCCAGCGGGCCTTGTTGACCGATCGATCGTCGATCAGGATGTCGCCGGGTTTGCAGTAGAGCGGCTTGTCGTGGGTCTCACAGGTGACAACTCTGACACGCTTGCCGAGGTTTTCCTCCACCCATTCCCGCTTCTGCCAATCGACGATGCCAGGGTTGGTCTTCGGCAGAGCCGTGAGGATCACCGGGTCGAGATGCCTGACCGCGTTCCAGAGGACATCGGCGTCTGGCATCTTGTCGAACGAGCGGAAGAAGTCGGGCACGGCATTGAGGCGAGCCCAGAGAGCGTCACCACCATGGATGAAGTCGTAGCGGTAGTGACACTCGCCGTTCAGGACCTCACAGGCCCGCTTGTCGAAATCGGCAAGGACGCCGTCCAGATCGAGGTAGATGGTCACGTTGGGTTCCAGAGGATTGGTTCCTTCTTCGCGTGGTCGTAGTCTTCGTTGTGGAGGATGCGGGCCAGACGGGCTTGCATCAGGGCGTCCTGCTCGGTGAGCCCGACCGCCTCGTAAGCGCCGACGATGTGCGGCCACCAGCGGTCACCCTCGGGGATACTGGCGAGGAGCTTCTTGGCCTTCACCGGTCCCATGCCCGGGCAGCCGGGATAGCCGTCCGTCGTGTCGCCTGTGAGGGTCTGCGTCAGCCAGTTCCGGGTGGCTTCCTCGGGCGTGACCGTGATGATGTCGCCGTCGCGGTAGATCAGGCCAGGAACGGTGAGCATGTCCTTGTCCTGAGAGACGATGACCTTCTCGCCCTTCACGATGCGGGGGTTCGTCGCGAGGATGCCCATGACATCGTCAGCCTCGATCCCTGGCTTGTACTTCGCGCCGTGCTCTTCGATGAGCCAGCGCTTGACCTCGTTGGTGCCGACCGGCTTGCGGCCTCGGCCCTTCTTGTATCCGGCGTAAAGTTCGTGGCGGAACGTCGTGCCCATCGACAAGGTCACGATGGATTGGTCGGCCTCCAAATCGCGCTCAAGGCGCTTGATGGTATCCAGAACGGTGGACTTCACTTCCTTGACGTCGCACGTCAGGGTCCACTCGTCGTCGCCCCAGTCGATTTCTTTCTCAAGGGCAGCGCCGGTTGAAACGACGAGGATGTCCCCGTCGATCAGCAGTGTTCTCAAAGTGTCTCCTTAGAAGTCGTCGCGGTAGCCGCAGATCGTGCAGACGCTGGCGCAGACGATGACATTGCGTGAATTTGGGAGGGTGATGCATTTGACCGGCATCTTGATGAACCGGTGCATCCCGAGGCGGCAGAGGAGTTTCTTGATCATTCGTCGGCCTCAATCTGGCTGATGCCGTATTTGTTGGTCAGGTTCTCCCGCATCGCTTCTCTGTCGCGACCGGAGAGCGGTTCGTTTGTGGAGCCCACGCAGAAGACCTGCGGCGTCCTCAGGATGTAGTGCGTACCATTCACCGACCGGGGCGAGCTTAAAGCCAGCCACAAGGCGATGAAGAGCAGCCTCAGCTTTCGCACGGTTGGCGAACTCCTTTGTTTCGTGGAAGTAGAAGGCTCGGTATGGGTCGCCCGTATTGAGCGACCGGAGCCGGTTCTTGAGGTCTCGGGCGAAGCCGATCTTGCAGACCCCGGGCCACGCGGGGTTCGCCGCGATGTAGACGAACCCGGGTGCGTTGTGGGGGGCCTTAGTGTGTTTCGTTCCAGTTGTTGCCGACGTCGTAGTTCCCTGCGAGCGGGCACCGGAACTGGTAGTATTCCCCGGCGAGACGGATGGCGTTGGCTGCCGTCTTCCCGACGAGGTCTGCTTTGTCTTCATCTACCTCGATCTGCCATTCGTCGTGGATGTTTCCGACGAACTCGTAATGAACTCCGGGGATTAGCCCCATCTCCTGAAGCTGGTTATCAAGGATGACCAGGGCGCGTTTCATCTGGATGGCACCTGCGGACTGGAGGAGCGTGTTGAGGGCAGCGTGTTCCGAACGGATGGTCAGGATGCGACCGTCGAGACCCTTGATCCAACCCTGCTGCTTCGACTTGGCCTTCACCGCGTCGATCAGTTTGTTCAGGGCCGGGAGAGCCTTGAGGAACCGAGCGCGTGCTTGCCTACCGGCGTTGGTGATCTGCTGCTTGGTGCCCTTAACCCCGAGGATCACACCGAGGTTGAAGTCGCCGGAACCGTAGATGAACGCATAGAACCAGGTCTTCGCGGTATCTCGATCACACCCGAGCGCTTTCGCGTTCATGGTGTGCATGTCGGTGCCGTCTTCCTTCTTTCCTTCGAGGACGGTGCGGATGTAGTCGCCGCCATCGTAGCGGGCCATGTAGCCAGCCAGATCGCGCAGCTCCAAAGCATCCGCGTCACAGCCGACCAGCTTCTTGCCCGGTGAGGCAATGAACAGGGCGCGGCATTCGTGACCGTAGGGTGCGCGGCCAGACGGTACCTGGGCCATGTTCGGCTTGCTGTGGGTCATGCGACCGGTCACAGCGCCGTTGGTGTTGACCTGCCCGTGGATACGCCCGTTGCGGACGTTCTTGAGCCACGCCTCTTTGCCGTCAGAGAGCTGACCGAGGCGCTTCTGGATCATCAGGTACTTGGTGAGGAGCTGGGCCTCGGGCCACGGCAGCCCTTCAAGTATCTCTTCGTCCACCTTCGGGTGACCGTCAGAGGTGAACTCGACGGGCTTCCAGCCGAACAACCTCTTGAGCCGGTCAGCGATATCGAGGCGGGAGCCCGGATTGAACGGGACCAGCTTGATTTCGGTGTACGGCGCATCGGTCGTGAACTCGGCTTTCGGATAGATCGGGATGGTGTTCCCGTCCTTGTCGAGCTTCGGCCTTCCGTCCTTCTTGTAGCGCTCGATGCCGATGGGCTTGAGATGCTTCTGAGCGACCCTGCGGTCTACCGTGGGCTGTTTCCGGCCAAGGTTTCGATACCAAGGCTTGAAGGTCTGGAGCAGTTCGCGCTCGGCGTCGGCCTTGGCTTGGCTCAGGCTGCCGAGAAGTTCGACCGCAGCGCGCTCGTCGAAGGCGAACCCGTAGCGCTCCTGACGGGAGATGATGCGGCGAACGCAGTGTTCGAGCTGGATGCTCTCCTCGGAGAAGCCCTTGGAGTTAACCTTGTGCCAGACCTGCTCGGTGACCTCGACGTCCTGAACGCAGTAGTCCTGCATGGACTTGGACCACTTGCCCCACACGAAGCGCGTGAGGTCCTGGCCCTTGAGGCCGAGCTTCTTCCCTTCGGCTTCCTTCTCCTTGCCGTAGTCGCCCTTCCAGACGCCGAGCCGCTGGCCCCAGCTTTCGAGCGAGTGGCGACCAAAGAGTTTCTGGTCGATCCAGCGGCCCTTGCCCTTGCGCTTCTCCTGCCGGAAGTCGGCGTCCTTCATATCGGCCCACATCAGGCGGGACATGACGATGGTGTCGCGGACGGTCGCCTTAGGTTGGAACCAAGGGTGAAGCTTCTGGATGGCCGGGATATCGAAGTCGACGATGTTGTGACCGGCGATGAAGTCCGCCTCCATCAGCCAGTCGAGACCGGCCTTGATGGGCGGATAACCGGGCTGGTCAGCGAAGGAGCCGACCTCTCCGGTGTTTACGTCCTTGACGACCAGCGAGTGGATCGTGGTCATCTCGGGGATCAATCCGTCCGTCTCGATATCGAAGACGAGCGTCTTTACGTTGGGGAGAGACCAAACGAATGGCTTCCCCGAGGGGGTTGTTGTCAGGCAGCTACCTCGGTGATGGCAGCAACCACCTCACGCCAGCGAGCAGCGTCGAAGGTGATTGTGGCCGTGCGGGTGATGAGAGAAATGCGGGGACCGTCCCGCCGAACCTTGAGGCTAGACGGGAGGTTCTCGTTGGTGTGGTCCTGCATCAGAAATCCGCGGCCTCATTCTCGAAGCCGTGTTCCGATGCACCCTTGGTCTCGAAGGGGTCTTCCTCGCGGACGAAGAGCTTGCCGGTTTCCTGATGGAAGCCGAGGAGCAGCGTCTTGCCGGTGGACCTGCCGGTGTAGCGGTCCTTGAGGATGCGGAAGATCGTGGTGGTGGCGATCATCGGGTCCGGGTTCTGCTGGTCACGTTCGAGGCCGAACATGAAGAAGGACCAGAAGCCGATTGCTCGGGAGCCCTTGAAGTGCCGGATCATGACGCGACCGCCTTCTTCGTGCGGCTTCCCGTCAGGCGTGGCGAGGTGAGAAACGAAGTGAATGATGCAGCCTAACTCATTGGCAAGGCCCGCCATTTCCTTCATGATCTGTTCAAGGGTGCCCTTCTCGTCGCCCGTATCGGCCATGGCGGTCAGGTGGTCGAGGTAGATCAGCTTGATGCCGAGGCTCACCACCATGTACCGAATGTGACCCTTGACGAGTTCCCAATCGGTCTGACCGAAGTTGTCGTAGAAGAAGAGCTTGCCGTCCAGCTCACCGGCTGCCCGGGTCAGTTCCTCGCCGGTCCAGCCCCCATCGGGAACGTGGAACATCTTGCCAGCGATCTTGCCAGCAACACGCTTGGCGGTCTCGACAGGCTTCTGTTCGAGGAAGATCGCGCCGACCGGCTGCTTAAGCTCGACGATGTCGAAGGCGATCTGCTGCATCAGGAAGTCGGTCTTGCCGATGCCGGTGCCCGCCCCGAACCCGTAGACTTCGCCATCGCGGCGTCCGTAGGTCAGCTTGGTGAGGTCCTCGAAGCACCACGGCAGCCCGAACTCGACGGGCTTGAGTAGGTCGCCCATGATGTCTGAGACCCCGACGAGACCGTCAGGGCGGTAGACCTTGGCACCCCAAATGGCGTCGATGGTCTCCTTGACGCGGCCCGCCATTAGCATCTCGTTGGCGTCCTTGAGCGGGAGCGTGGCGATCTTGAGCTTGCCGGGGGTGAACGGGATCAGCTTGCACTCGTCGGTGGCCTTCTGCCCTGCGTCGTCCTGGTCGAGCATGAGGACGATTTCCTCGAACTGCTCCAACCAGTTGAGCTGCTTCCGCAGGGCCTTGGCCGCGCCGTCCGCCCCGTTCGGGACCGAGACGACAGCCCACTTGTGGTCCTGCATCTGGCTGAGGGAGATCGCGTCCAGCTCGCCCTCGACGACGACGACACGTTTGCCACCGTCGCGCCAGAGCCACTGGCCATAGAGGCACATGTCCTCCTTCTCACCCCGGGAGCGGAAGTCCTTGCCTTGGAAGCGGACCTTCTGCCAGACGAGCTGACCTGCGCTGTTTCGGTAGTTGAACAACCGGACGGGGTCACCGTTCAGGTTTGAGCGGGTGAAACCCCACTTCTGCGCAGATTGGAGTGTGATGCCCCGGCTGGTCCATTCGGCTGGCTCGCCAATGGCAACGAACTCCACGTTCCGAGACGCCCTCTCGCGGGGCTCGGTTTCAGTTTCCATATTGTCTCCGGGTTCATAGTGACGGCAGCCGAAGCAATAGGCATGGCCGTCAGTGTATCGGGCTAGATTGTTCCTCGACCCGCAACTCGGGCATGGCTCATGCCGGAGGAACTCGCTGTCGGTTTCGTGCAATTAGCCGACGTCCTCGATCCTCAGGCTGTTGGCGATTGCGGTCAGCCTGTGGTTGGCCTGATAGGCGTAGGTGAAGATCAGCCGCATGGTGTCAGCGGCCTCGTAGAGCTGGAGCGGCGTGGTGTTGCGTTGCTCGAACTCCTTGATGTTCTCCGCGAGAGGCTTGGAGAGCATCTCCTTGACCTCGCTCAGGAAGCCGTTAGTCGCCTCGTCGGCGCGTTCGAATGGGGTCATCTCGGGCGGCTCGCCTCGTAGAGCTTGGCGTATTCGCCCTTGAGCTGGTCGGTCAGCTCGCGGAGGACCTGCTTCTCGAACTGCTTCATCGCAGCCTCGAACAGGCGGGGGAACTCGACCCTATCGAAGGGCTCGTCGCGCATTGTGATGACGGCTCGACGTGGGTCTAGTCTCCAGTCGAGACGGAAGTAGGTCGCCATTTGGTACAGGTCCTTGCCCGCTTCGGTGGTGACCAGACCGGCAGGGACATTGACCATCGTCCGCTTGGCGTATTCCTCTTCCAGCTCGTGCAGGTGTTCCTGCAAGGATTGGCAGCGCTCGTGGTAGCTGTGGATGGTGCGAAGCAGCGCGGTGATGCGCTCCTCGTACCGGATGGACATCTCGACCACTTCCTCCCGGGTGTGCCGGGGAACGTAGCGATCGATCAGCTCCATCAGGGTCGGCAGTTTCTTTTCAGCCAAAAAGGGTTCCTTATGCGTAGATCACGCGGTGACCGGGGAACTTCGCCTTGACGCGGTTGATGTGGTCGGTGTCGGCCTCAGTGCGCGGCTGTTCGAGGATCGTCAGGGTCTTGTTCTTGACGTCGTCGAGATACGACTGAGTGACCATAAAGGTGCCGTTCAGGTCGCGACCGATCTGGCAGATGCCGATGTCCATCCGGGTCAGAACCGTCTCCAGCGTGTGCCGGTGGTTCAGCTTGATGAGGTTCACCTCGAAGCCCTTGACGTGGATCACCGTCGCGGTGTTGAGGTCGTAGCGGACGCCCTCGTATTCATCCAAAGGCTGATCGCCCGGGAGGAACACGTCGATGTCCTTGGGCTCGATCCCTGCTTCACGGTCACGGAGGTACCCCCCGGCGATGAAGTAGGTCGTGATACCGAGGGTGTGCATCAGCGCGTCCACCTCATAAAGACCAGCGTCTTCGAAGCCGAAGAAGAGGTCGAGGTCCGTCGGCTCTTTGTGTGGAATCAGCTTAGTCATCAGAACCAGCCGAGGAACGAGCCGAGGAACACGAGCGGGATGCCAGCGATGCGGGCGATGAACATAGCGGTGATCGGTTCGTTCGCGACGACCATGCCAACCAGCTTGAAGATGTTCACGACCCATGCGCCGAAGCCGAGGATTGCGAGAACGAGGAACGTGAGGGCGAGAATGATCTTGGTCATGCGGGGTCCTTTCAGAACCAGAGAACGGAGATGAGGAGAGCGGCGAGGCCGAGGATTGCGGCGGTGGTGAGCCGGTCAGCCATCAGGCGACCAGATCGTTGAACCGCTTGGCGATCTGAGCGGCGCGGTCGCGGCGGGTGAAGGCGTCGAGGCGAGCCTTGGCAGCCTTGTCGATCACGGCGTCCTGGCGGTCGATCTCTCGGTTCTCAGCGGCGACCACAGCGTCGAGCTGGTCGAGGGCCTTGGTGATCCCGGCGATGGCCTTCTCGGTGGTCGGGCGGCGGGAAACGATGGAGAGGAGCTTCTTCATTTGGATGCTTTCTTCGTGACAGGGATGAGGGACTTGAGAGCTTCCATTCGTTCGGCAGTAGGCGCCTCTTCGAGCCAATCCGTGGGGATGCTCTTGCTGGCGAATGGGAAGCCGTGGGACTCGCACCAGATGGCGTAGGTCGTCTTGGACTGCTTGCTGATGCGGGTGTTCGCGTTCGAGAAGACGAACCGGATGTCGAGGTCGGGGTGATCCTTCTTGACCAGCAGATGTTTCTGTCGGTCGGCGGTCAGGAACCGTCCCTTGGTCTCGATGACGATGCCGTTGGGGAGGACATAGTCAGGGGTGTAGGTGGCCACGCGGGCCGGAACTTCGTACTTGAGCTTGTACTGCTCGTAGGTGTAGGGCACCTCCAAGGCGTCAAGCTCCTGTGCGACTTTGACTTCGAGGCCAGATCGGAACCCGTATTTGGCTCCGACCTGTGCCTTCGAGAGCGCCTTGCGCTTCAAGTCTTAGAAGTCCTCTTCACCGGCAGCACCGGCATCGCCAGCGCCCTCGCCAGAGGTGTCGCCACCGGTCTCTTCCTCGCGGTATTCATCCGGGTCGTAGCCGTAGCCGTCCTCTTCACCGAAGCCGTAGCTGTCGGCTGCGCGGCTGCCGTTCGAGACCAGCTCGATGACCTGGACACCACCGAGCATCAGGCGAAGGCCAGCGGCTGCGGTGCCCGGGATGAAGTACGGGGAGCCGACGAACGAGACCTTGCCCTCGGAGCCGCCCCAGATGTTGACGCCGCCGCCGATCTTCCGACCCTTGGCGTCGAACAGGTCGGGCTTCCGGTGCCATTTCTGGCCAGCCTTTGGACCCTTCTTGAACTCGCCCGAGGCTTTCATCTTGAAGCGGAACTCGACTTCGCCGGTCGGCTCTTCGGTTTCCTCGTCGTAGAGGACCGTGAAAAGCTCGTTCGGCTTCACCTTCTCCAGCTTCTTGCGGGTCGCCACCGGCAGCTCAGCGAAGGCAGCCTCGGCTTCACGCAGGGCTTCCTCGTACATGTCACCGAGGGACACGCCGTCCTTGTTCTTGCGGGAGATGAAGGCGTCCGCATCGGCCTGAGACATACGGAGCTTGAGCGAGTATTCGCCGTCCGGCTTCGGGAAGTCCTTCGAGCCGTAGTCCGGTTCGGTCAGCTTCGGGAAGACGAAGACGCCGCGCGGGGTGGTGAACTGGGGGAGTTTCTTCTTGGCCTCTTTTGCCATATCGGGATGATCCTCTTTCAGGGACGAATTAGTTAAAGTGACGGCGTTCAAGGGCAGCGACGTCGTACCCTTGGTTGGTGAGCTTGGCCCACAGGTCAGTCGGAATGGGGAGCCCGCGTTTCCAGAACAGGATCGCGGTTTTCAGCGCCGGGGTGTTCCTCATGCCGCCTCCGCGAAGACGAGCTGGAGGGCGTCACCGTAGGCTTCGATGACAGTCTCGACCTGGGCGTCGATGCCCAGCTCTTCCTTCACGAACTTCGTGAGGACAGCCATGACGTCTTCGGTCGGGACCGAGACGGCCTTGATGCGGGACTTCTTGGATGCCAGCACCAGACGGACGCACATGGCGGTGTGGGCGTAGCCGACGAAGCTGGCGATACCGACCGGCGAGATGTTGTGGATGACGAGGTCCTCGTCCACCGGGAGGCCGAACCGAGCGGCGTAGTCGCGGTGCTCGGCGGTGTCTTTGATACGGACGCGGTCGCCCTTGCGAAGGCCGAGGGGGTTGTTGTTGGTCTTCGTCATGCGAGTTCTCCGTTCAGGTAGGCGGTGATGGCACGGAACTCGACACGCTTGCCGTCGTCTCCGTTGATGAGGTTCTTGGTTGCGGAGAAGGCTTCCTGAGCAGGAATACCGAGATGTTCCGCCAGTTCGAGGAAGACCGCTGCTGCGCCCATGATCTGTATCTCGGGCTTGAAGTCTTGCAGTCGGTCGAGGACGGTCATTGAAGCCCGGGCGACCGTGACCGGGGCAGCCATGTTCATGACGTCGCGATTAAGCCGTGGCATCGGGGCCTCGTTCGTTCAATTGCAGGTAGATGATGGTGAGAAGGCAGAGCATGATGACGAGGTCGATCAGGGTGCCGATCAGGTCGAGGCTCACTGGCGGGCCTCCCGGCGCTTCCGGTAGACCGCCTTGCGCTGCTCCTTCTTGCCGAAGTAGCCGTTCTCTTTCAGGCCCTCGATCAGAGCCCGACGAACCTCGTAGCGCTCGGTCTTGTTGGCCGTCGCGAGGTCAACATTGACGACTCCGACAGTAACGTCGTGGTGGGCAGCGCCCATGCGGATGGTGATGTTCTGTTTCATCCGAAATCCTTCAAAGCTGTTGGATGAGCTAGTGGTCAGGTTATTGTCCCCTCCAGTGGATGATCCCCTTTAGGGGACGATTTAGGCAAAGAAAAATTCACTGTCCATAATGGACCAGAGGTTCAGTTCTCCTTTGTTCGGTAGGCACTCGAAGTCGTCGATGCCGGTGTTCTCGACCAGTTCGTCGCGGAAGCGAGTGAGCGGGTCCGTCTCGTACATGCGGATAAACACCTCGCGGAGCTTCGTTGCCAGCGCCGTCGTGTTACAGGCGTGGGTGCCGTAGCTGTCGTGGATCATTGCAAACGAGGTGATACCCTCGGCTGCCAGTTGGTCCACCGTCAGGATCATCGACGAAGCGTCCAGCGAGTGAACGAAGTTCGGGCTGATCGAGGTGGCCTGTTTGCTGCGGTTGATCTGGTCCGTTTCTTCGTAGTGCCTGAGCTGGTAGACCTTACCGGCGATCTTCGTGTCGATGAGACGGGAGCGCATGTCCATGTAGGACTGATACGCCACGAAGCCCGAGGGCGTCGTCCAGTACAGCGGCAGGTTCTCCTTCGCCACCTTTCGGGCAGCCTTCTGGAGCCAGTCCATGGCGTCCCTTGCGGCGATCACGACGTCCCCGATGCTCTGCCAGACGACACCCGCGAGGAAGCCGATGGCTGGCTTAAGTTCGTCACCGAGGTTGTGCGGCTGGTCCTTGTCGATACGACTCAGGACCTCGGCCTCGACGTACTTGACGCAGGACCTAGGCGTTCCGCCGTATGGCAGCACCATGACGGGGCGCTTGGTGATCTTGCGGTCGATCCCGAAGTGAGCCCACTCGTAGGACCAGCGCTCGATCTGCGCCCGCGTCGGACCCTTCTTCTTTTTCCCGTCATCCACCACCTCTTCGGGGATCATCCCTTCTGAGGGACGAATAGAACGCAATGAGGCCATTACCCGGTCAGCAACGACCTGATAGATGTCCTGCGGTTTCTTCGCCGGGAGAAGGTTCACGGCTGCGCCCCCGACCGGATCGTGGAGCATGGCCGAGAAGTGCTGGAGCCCGTTGCAGGAGCCGTCCAGGGCGATGGGTATGTGCGACACGAACTCGTCGCCGTAGCCCATCTCTTCGAGATTGCAGTAGCCGGTCCACTCCAAGCAGAACGCGAGGAAGCACCAAGGCTTGTCGGCCTCGGTCCACCAGAGATTCCCGATGGGGTCGATCCCGCAACGGATGATCTGATCCCGGTTCTCTTCGACCCACGCCAAGCGCTCGTCGAAGTCCACCTTGTCGACACCGAACGTGTTCGCCCCGTGGACAGCGAGCCAGCGCGCTCCGTCAGCACCGAGGGGCTTGCCCTCAGCGAACATTAGAAGTGCCTTGACGGGGTCGCTGCCCTGCGGGTGGAGCGTCTGAGGGACAGGGTAGACCCGGCCCCGGAAGTCGAGGTTATGCGGGAAGTAGATCGCCGCCTCATCCCTGAACCGCGAGGCCAGATCGAGGAGCTGTTGCTGCTGGAGCCGGTCGCGGCGCAACTGGATGTTGGCCGTATGGACGTCCCGGGCTTTCCACTTCCACTCCCTGAGGGCATCGGGGTTGGTGTCGATGTCGTGGGGCTTCTCGGGCATGTCGATGTCCCGGCCAGAGACGAGGCCACCGATGTCCGACTTCGCGGCGACCAGCTCCAACATCACGTCGAGGACGCGGTCGTTGACCCGCCAAGCGGTTCGTTGGATTGCGTTCACCCCCGAGTAGACGGCTCCAAGGTGCGCCGAATGGAGCAACCTGCGCTGTTCCGGGTGGGCACCTCGAACCAGCTCCAAGGGTCTTGCTGCGTTCGTGTGGTAGCCGCCTCCGGTCAGGCTGTCCCAGTCCTTCGGCGGGATGAGTGTCGGCATGTACTGCGGCCACCGGCCTTCGCCCCTCTGGATTGACTGCTCGATCCATTCGTGGGTCTTGGCCGAAAGCTCCACCCGATACTGGTCGTGCGGTGCGTCCCGGTCGCTGCTTTCGTGACCCTGAACCATGACCGCCAGACCGGTGTGCTCGCAGAACAGCTCGACCATTTTGAAGCCGAGGTGCAGCCTCTCGGTCTTGCTCCAGATATCCCAAGGGATGTCGAACTTGCCCATGGCGTAGGTCAGAACGGTGAGCTTGTGGTTCTCGGTCGCGCCATCCTTGTCGAGCTTGTCGCTGATCTTGGCGTACAGCCCCGGCTTGGCCTTAGCGAACTTCTCGAAACGGGCCTCAGCCTCCAAGCTGCGGGCCACGTCGCGGGCCAGCGTGGTGAGCGGTACCGAGGTGCCCCGGATCAGCCGGTTCAGGATTGCCCGGGCGGACAGGTAGGCGACCACCTTCGGGTCCATGTCCTTGGTCAGCTTGGCCGCGACCGCCTTGGGTCCTGGGCGACCGCTGTAGACACCGTCGATGAACTGCCGAAGGGCGACTGATATCGGCTGGATGACGGTGGCGACGAGGTATTTCCCCGGCTGTGTCCCTGCGCCCCGGTCCTTCTGGATTTCCCTCTCGATGCGGGACCGGAAACGCGCGGCCCCGAGACCGGCCATTTCGATTTCGAGTTCGGTCTGGCGTTGAAAGAGCTGGGGATGGATGCTCATGTCGTTCTCCTAATGGTAGAAACTCCTTTTCTACGCGGCTGCCGCTGCGATACTGTTGTGGAGGTGTCGAATCGGAACAACACTCATGGAATACGTGACCAAATCATTGACTAACCCACTATTTAACTTGGCCCTCACCATTGTTGTATCCATTGTAGTGGGTGTACTCACGGTTTTGTATACGTATAAACTTAATCACATTAATAGAAAGCGGTTCAAGAAGTACCTCAACAGAAGACTTGACACCATACATAGAGTTCTGTTTATGCCTAGAGACGCTTTTTTCACTATGTTCATTGTTCAAGCGTGCATGGTGATCACGGGAGCAATAATTGGCGGCGTTACGTACACAGTAATGGTGCTGATGGCCCTAAACAGTGAAAAGCTGGGGCAACAATATTGGTACGGTGAATACTACCAGTATTTCTTCTCAGTTGGATTTGTCTTTACACAAGCTATGCAAATGAGGAACATACTTCGGCTAATGTACGAAATGAAAGCGCTCTCCTTGCCCAAGCGGATGCTTGCCAAGCTTCGTGCCGAAGTGGTGTCGGACGCTAAGAGAGAGTTTCTGCGTGATGAGGAGATTGATCGCTTCACGCAACGCATTGATGAGATTGAAGCAGCAGTCCCGAAGTTTAGGACCACTTGGGCTAATCTGGAACCAGCACCTGATCGAGTCGATCAAACACCCGCGCCATCAAGGGAAGCCCTCCCTGCGCAATGATCCTCGTTCCTTGCCACACCGAGTAATCGGCATGGCCTACCTGTTGCGTTAGGCGATAGTCTCCGTTCATGCGGAGTATGACAAGTGCTGTGGAGCCTACGAACTGGGTCATCCTGCCTCCTTGACGATGTTCTTGTTTCGTTCCATATCCTCCCGCATGGCCATCGAGATCGACACCATCGGGAAGGCTTCGCTCCATAACCTGCTGGTTCTGGTCGAGTGCAAGCAGTGCCGGAAACAGGCTCGGTTTCTCGCGAAGGATTTGGCGGGCGTTTATGGCCACTCCCGCGACCCCCGCTCGCTGCCGTTCAGGTGCGAGAAGTGTGACACCTACGAGTGCAAGATCATGATGGAGTTCCCCGACTTTGACCGGGTGCGCGAGATGGTGATCTGGCGACCTGTGAAGATCAAAGGCCCCTGACCCGCTTCCAATCCGGTTACATCTCCGCTAGGAAGCGGTGGGCATCCCCCGATACATTCACCGGCATCGATCCATGGCATCGCCATATGCCGTTCGTGCAATCCGCGACGGACGGGCCGCTGAGGGTCTCCCTCAGTTCGAGTGTAGGAGGATTGGTAATGAGAAGCCGCTATTCTCATAAACCCGCCCTCGTTCGCTACGTCCCCCTGGCGATCCGTTGGGTCAAAAGGGCGTGGGACCTCTATCGGCTCTATGAGCTGGTTGAGGCGCTGGTCGACGCAGCTACCGAGTAACGAGGACAGTCGGGGGATGCCCACCAAACTTTAGCCCGCAGACATTTGCGCGTCCGGCTTCGGACCACGCTTCTTCTCTTTCCAGGGTTGGTACTGCTCCCCGGCCATGATGCTACCGTAGGGACGGATCGTGTCGATGACAGTGGCGAGCCCGAACTCGTCGATCTGCTCGCGCACCTTGGCGGGCGACTTGTAGGCGCTCGGGAGTTCCGAGAGGTCGAGCTTCCCGTTGAAGGCGCGGAAGTCGATGTCCCCGATCTCGTCTTCGATGACCTGCTCAGCCGACCGACCGGCGATGGTCGAGAGGTGCTGCGACCGGGAGAAATTCCGGCCAGCCCCATGAGGCGCGAAGCCGAGCCCATTCGGTGCGTCCGCGTGGGACGTGATTAGGATCGGAGAGGCACAGTTCATCGGGATCAGCGTCTTGCCTTGGTCGTCCGCCGAGAAGCCCCGGAAGGACGGCGTGGCCCCCTTAGCATGGTAGAAGGAACCGTCGCGGCGGAACACGAAATTGTGCTCGTTCCAGAACCGGTCGTTGAAGACGCCGACGTCGAGCTTCTCCGCGATCATGTTGTGGATCGAGAAGTGGCTGGCCCGCGTCCACAGGCGGATGATCTGGAGGGCGTCCCAATATTCGCGACCCTCGGCGGAATTGTAGTCGAGCCAAGCGTTGTGCTTCGGGACCTGCTTGTGGATGCCGAGGTCTCTCATGAAGCGGTTCGCCTCTTCGAGCCCCCGCTTGTAGAGCATGGCACCCGGCTTGCGGCTGCCATGGTGGGTGACGATGACGGTGTCTCCGGTGCTCTCCAGCGTCCCGACCGACAGGAAGTGGTTGCCGTCGCCCTGGGTGGCGAAGTGAGCGACCGCATCGCAGACGAGTGGGGCCAGGAACGTGTTGGACTTGAAGCCCCGCAGGATGCTCTCGGGGACCGGCACCTGATCGGCGTAGTCCCGACCGCCCATCCCGAAGTGCGTGGAGTCAAAGGCAGCGTCCATGACCAAGGCCGGATCGACCTGACCGATGTTCGTCAACGCGACCGAGCAGCAGACATCCGCCGAGTGCATCCCCGGGTGGATTGCGTTTCCGGTCTTGGCGACACCGCCCACAGGGATGGTCCCGGGAGCGTGACCTGCGGGACAGGCGTCGGGCATGATCGCGACGGCCTCTACGGTTGGAACCTTGACCAACTCCTCGGCGTGAGCGAGCACCTTGGAGAGATTGTCCTTCTCGTGCTCGGTCTCAGCGACGAGGTTCACATGAATGGGTTTCATGCTCAGTCCTCCTGACCAGCGTTGTCATGTGCCGTCCCTTCTAAATCCTCCTCGATGTCGTCAGCGACGTCGGCGGCGAACCAGCCCAGCAGGAAGGCAGGAAGCCAAGAACTTGATGAAGATGGATAGGGCGTAACGTTCGGAGTCGGGTTGGGTTTCAATCCGTAGGTTGTCTTCGGTGTCGGCGTCACCACCTTCGGCGCGGAGTAGCTGCGGCTACTGAATGACGACGAGGAGCGGAACCCACCGCCGCCACCGAAACCCCGGAACTTGGCCTCGGCTGCCGTGGCGACGAGCATGGTGGAAGCGAGGGCGACGAGGGCGAATTTCTTGACGTTCACGGTCGGTTCTCCTTGGTGACAAATCCCCACACGGAAATCCCCACAAAGTGGCAATTCCCACAAAATCCATTTCGCTTGGGGGATGATTGGTTTTGGCGTGGAAAGCCCGGAAAAGTTGGGCATTTTCAAGCCCCTTAGGGGTTCGTCCCTAAAGGGGGCTGGTTTCTAGGTAGATTTTAAGTCCCTTGCGTCTACCAGTTTCGCCACGTCCGCCCGGCGTTTTGATCAATTACTTAGCCGATTCAGTCAAGGAAATGTTTTGCAGCTCCTCCCTCGTCTCTTGCAAAATGTGTCGCCAAGACGTTCCAGCGAACGCCTCCTTGCCGCATTGATGCCGCTATTGATCTCGGACCATGGCATCTTTCGCGCCCTCCCCCTGATAACCTTTGAAGGATGCTGCCCTCATTCGGCTAAGCCATGTCGAACCAGGCGACGAGCTCCGGTTGGGTGAGACCGCTTCTTCCGCCCGATATTTCCGGCCCGCGTCTTCGTCACGAATCTATCGCGCCATTGAGTCCGACAAAGCCCTCATCGCTCCGGTCGGTTCCGGAGGGGCCGCGTCAGGCGAGCCCTTGTTCCTCGGCTCTCGCGTGGAACTGTCAGGTACTTTCCGGAGTTTCAGCTCCAGATAGGAGGAACGATGTCGAAGATCGTTGCACCAACTGTCCACGACGACCATCCTGAGCGCCAGCTTGAATGTCAGCGTGCGATTGACTGCGAATTTCAAGCGCTGACCGGTATCGCCGAACGCGCGGGCTGGTCGTGGCAGGAAATCGCGCTCGCGTTGATGGATCTGACTGAAGAATATGTGATGGAAATGCGTTTAAACGCACAGCCGGAAAGAGGCGCCACGCTCGCCCGCCCCGACCCGAGAATGCTGCATTGAGTCTCAGTGAAATTCGAACATAATAAGAACATCCACCTACGAAGTGGCGGCCATTTAAAGGGTTTTCAGTGCGTGCACCCGCGGTTTCACCCGTGACCGCGTGGACCGGCGACGGTAGGGAGCGCATGATGAGCGACGAAAGAGGCGCAGTGCCCCGTAAAGACCCAAGCCTTTACGTCCATTACTGCGAGCATCCCGGCTGCAAGAAGTGGGGCGCCTTCGGCTTCGATAGCGGCGGGGCCGAGCCGAACTGGTTTTGTTTCGAGCATCGGCCCGAATGGAGAACGGGCAGTCCGTCCGGGCTGCCGTCACGGAACAATATTAGCATTACATGA